GAATTGACCTGTTGTAGTAATAGCACTTGCTTGTCTTACATCATAAAATCTAAAGTATTGGTTACCAACTGCACCATAAGCTGAGTTTAAAGCAATCTTTCTTGCCCATTGTATATTGTGACATCTGGAAATTTCTTTTAATAATTCGGAATCCTTATTCTTTTGATATAATTTTTTAGCAGTTAACATACGTTTCTTATAAACAACACGTTCATTGTACATGGTCTCCATCATTTCTGGTAAGAAACCTTGACTATCATTTTTAAACTTCGCACCGTTAGGTGTTACACAAGCATTTTCTTTTTTTAAATAAGATAAATCTATTTTCCGTTTTAACATTTTATTTACAGAAATACCTGAAGGATCCTGTCCTATTATTTTCTCTGGCGAAATATTATATTGTATAATGATATGTGGATATAGTGAGTTAATGTCAAAAGAAACTACCCACTTATGCTGACCGACTTTAGGGTCTTTTACATAAGCGCCTTCATATTTTGTATCTTTAATATGTTCTTCTCTTGGTGGTATACATATATTTTTTGCCAATAAATGATTTGCAATTAAAGTATCCCACACTCTTACTTGTGAAAATATATCATCATAGTTTACTTTAGATTCATATGCAACAGTTAATGCTAGTTCAATTAAACCAAGTTTATCTTCCAAGGCGTCAACAATTTCAACGTCTTGTATGTTATAATCAATAAACTTTTGGAAATCTTTTTCATAAAAATCTTTAAATGTTTCAAAAGGATTTACATGTTTCTTTTTACCTAGTTCTAACTCACCAATAAAATCTAGTTTATAACTTTCTTGTCTTGTTGGTATAAACCATCTATAACAATCAAGATAATCTAACATCACAATACCCTTTAAAGTATATGTTGTTTGAGGTCTACCTCTTACTATGATTTCATTTTTTTCTATTAAATTCCATGGCGACATTCTAGTTGCAACCTTTTCGCCTGCAATTAATTTAATCCTATTCATTAAATATGGTAAATCAAAAAACTTGGTATTCCATCCTGTAATAACATCTGGATGATTCTTTAACCAAAATTTCATAAACTCCATTATTAAATGTTGTTCAGTTTTACATTTTACATAGGTAACATCTAGTCTATCTGTTTTATATTCACCAGTTCCCCATGTTATAACCTGTTTATTAGTTTGATTTTTAACAGTGATACAAATAATTTCTTCAATAGGATTTTCTACATCTGGAAAACCATCAGTGACCGTAGTCTCAATATCCATTGTGAATATCTTAATAAACTTTTTATCCCATTTTATATTTTTAGGAAATTGGTCATTAATATATTGATAATGAAAACGTTCTAAACCGTAAATAGGAGAATTATCGGTTGCAACGTCTCGTCTAAATCTTCTTGCGTCATTAATGTTTTTGAATTTAATAGGATTAAGATTGCGATTATCTAAAGTTTTAAATTTTGTATTTTTTTGTGTGATAGAATATAGAGTAGGACCAAAGTCTATCTTTTCTTTATAGTCTTTGCCATCATGTATACCTCTAACTAGAAGTTTACCTTTGTGTTCTATAACTGATTTATAAAAGTTTATCATCAAGTAAATGTAAAGTTATGCCATCAAGTTCTTTTGTTAATGATATTTGACAACTCAATCTGCTAATACCTTTTTTATATCCTTTTTCATATTCTAATAATTCTTGTTCACTGCTATTATAATCTATGGGATCTAATTTGGCAATCCAGGCATTGTTTACATGTACGTGACAAGTAGCACAAGCACAACAACCACGGCAGTCAGCAGGAATTTCCGGTAAACATGCCTCTTTAGCTGCTTCCATTATAGTGAAACCAGCAGGCACCTTTACTTGGACTTTCTCATTGTTTGTCCTAATAAAGTTTACTGTTATCACGTTGCTTCTGTTATTAACTTTTGATTCTTTGTTATAATTGAGCTTGTGTTTTGTTCGTAAGATGTTCTTATCTCATCTTTAGGTTCTGTCATAAAAACTATTTTATCTTTTGATATAGTGACAGTTTCCTTTTTACCAAAGGCATTGTACAGAGACATCATTAATTGTAATGGTTGTCCTGGACCTTTTCGTTGAGGTATAATCACGAATGGATTTTTTAAACTCACGCCTTGGTCGTTCTCACCTACCTTGGCAATTACATCTTCGCCTGTAGATAGTCTTAATATTTTCACTTCTTGCATAATATCTCCTATTGTATTATTTAATATAACACATTACCTATAAAAAGGCAATGTTTTACTTCTGTTCTTTGTCAACCGGTTTTAGTCTTTTACTTAATACAAACGTCCTATTAGGGTTAACACTAACATTCATTTGTCTCATTAAATCTCTATTAATTAATAAATCTGATCCTGATCTTGGTCTACTATCTAATCCTACCTCTACATCTTTATAGGTAAAACCATTAAAGGTTAAATCTAATAATATTGTAGGTCTAATTTCAGAAGGTTCGTTTGTAGCATTTGCTCTAAAAATTTTACTTTGACCAAATTTAGGTTTCTCATAAGTTTTACCATTATATTTCCATTTAACAGTTTTCTTATCTGATATAATTTTATCGGCATGTAAAGCACAAGCTTTTGATCCGTTACCACTATCAAACTTAGCTCTAACTTTATCTACATCGGCAACGTCAACAGTTTCTAACCAACCACATTCTATAAGTGATTGTCTATCCCAATGACTTCTATCTTGAACATAATCAACAAGATATTCCATCATTTTTTCACCGTCTATTCTACCAGATGGTTCTGGATCAGAATAATAATCTTTGTATTGGTAACCTTGATAATCAGCACCTGATCCTGGACTACCATTGATTTCTAAAATGTATGGTTTTTTATTGTGTATTATATGGTCAACTCCTACCATATATGCCTTTGAAGCTCTTGAAGCTTTTAAAATTAATTCATGTTCTTCATCATTTAAAGTATAAGGGTGTGCCTCGGCACCTCTATGAGTATTTGATCTAAAGTCATATGAGCTATGTACTCTTTTTGTACTTGCAATAACTTTGTTATCTAAACAAAAAGTTCTTACATCAAACTTTGTAGGCATAAATTCTTGTATTAAAAGTTCAGATTCTAATTTCCACATTGCTTGTACAGTTGCAACAAGACCTTCATAACTTTCAATTTTAATTACTCCGATACCTTGTGTACCTGTTAATGTCTTTAAGATAAGTGGAAACTTACCACCAATCATATCTATTCCAGTTCTTATATTATTCTCGTTAGATATAAATGCTGTTTTTGGTGTAGCTATACCAAACTTTTCAAATAGTAAAGCTGACGTTAATTTGTTATCACAAGTCATCATAGCTTGTCTTGTGTTTAACATAAATGATTGTGAGTTTTGAAAGGCAGAGATTAAAGACAGTCCAGCTTCGTTCTCCACTGCACCACCTCGTGTTATAACAACGGTATCTTTACCTGTAAAGGTATGTTCACCATTCTTACCATCGTAATTATAGACAGTAAGGGTGTTCTTATCTTCGTCTTTTGCTGTGATTATAGTAGATGTTGTATTAACAATAACGCATTTAGTTTTTTGTTTTTTACACGCCTTTTCTATAAGTTCAACAGTTGAATCCTTTTGAGGATCCTCTGAATCATTTATAGTAAGTATAGCAATCGTGATCGGTTTATCTTTACGACCAGGGTTTTGCTCTGTTATATAATCTCTAAACTTTGGTATCTGCATTATCAGGTTTCTCTTCCTTCGGAAGAGGCTTCTCTTCCTTAACTATTTTCTTACCTATGTTATATTTAGCGGATAATATCCACTCTTTTTTCTCTTTAAATGGTAATACTTTAATCTGTGATAATGGTGCTCTGTTTTCTTTTGCTGTATCTTTGTCTAATATATTAATTAAATTCCAGTCTTGTAGTAATACTGCTATTGTATTTCTACGTTGTATATCATTATTAATTAGAGTAGCCTTCTTTCCATCTAAAGCAAAAAGCTCTTTAAAATGTACTATGTAATACTTTCCTTGTTTGTGTAGTATGTGGCAAGATTGAAAAAGGGTCTTATCTTTTCTACTTGCTACGCCTATTCTGGTAAGTGTCTCTCTAACTTTTAAGAAATCGTCTGGTTGATTCAGAGTTACCTCTAACATCTGATCTTGTGACCACTTTACTTCATCATTCATTTTCTTCTCCCGCCTTTGTATAAGGCTTGTTTAATTTTATCTATATGTTCTTTTGAGAGTACTTGTAGTGCTTGACGTGCTTTATCATTACTATATCCATAATACTCTTTTACATATTCCAAGTCAACCAACTTAATTTGTTTGATCCACTTCCCACCAAAACGTTTCTTTGGTCTGATACTATTTAGTAAAAATTGAAATTGTATGTCTTTGTCCAAGAAGTGATAACCATTCATTTCATTGGCATGTGGAAGTGTATCCCAAAACATGGATAAACACTTATTAATGATGTAGGGAGGGTACTTTTTAATCCAGGCAATATCGCTGGTCTTCAAAAGGTTAACTTTTGTTTCGTTTATAGCTTTTAAATAATCTTTTAATTCGTACATAATATAAACTAGTGCCTTGAATCAATTTTATTTAAGTTCTACTGTTCCGCCAGCGTCTTCTAACTTCTTCTTTAATTCTTCAGCATGTGCTGTTTCAAGGTTTTCTTCAACCGTTTTAGGTAAATCTTCAACAAAATTTTTTGCTTCCATTAAACCTAATTCTAATACTTCTTTAACAACTTTTAATACACCCATTTTCTTTTCACCAAAACTTTTTAATATAACTGTAGCTGTATTCTTTTCTTCTAAAACTGCAACAGGTGTTGGAGCAGCCGCTTGTAAATTACTTGCTTGTATTCCCCACTGATCTTCCATTATTTTGGCCATATCAGCAGCTTCTTGCATAGTTAATTTACCTATTTCATTTACTAATTTGTTAATGTCTGCCATTATCTCTTTCGTTTTCTGCCCATGTAACTCTCACTTGGCTCATAATTCCATTTATGTCCATGATGACCTCTTACATCTGCATACCACATTCTCATTTTTACTATCAACACTCTCCATAGTGTTCTCTTTGCCATTTCTTTTCTTAATTCCTTTCATTGATTTAAAAGGCATTTGCCTCTCTGAACATATTTAGTAAAACGTTTCCTTTCATCACTTGAATTTACAATTTGCCATAATCTCTGTTAGGCAGGCTATTACATTAATTTCGTGGTCAGCCACAAAGGCTGCCTTGTATTGGTAGCCAGCAATTATTAATATCGCTTGAGGTACGGATTTAGGTTCTAAACTTTCATATAGAACATCATAGACACCTCTGAATAGATCAGTAGCGTCCATATCTAAATGTTGGATTACCCACTTCCTCATACTATCAAACTCTTTTTTCTTCAGGTAACCCATAAGATTCTTATAGTCTGTTTCTTTTAAATTGAATAGAATACCACTGTCAATCTTACCACGTACAGAATATCTTTGAAGTTCGTTGATAGTTCTTCTAAAATCTGGATAATGTTTTTCAATTAACTGAGCTAATATTTTTTTATCATACTCAATTTCTTGTTCTTTTAAGATACTTTCCAAACGTTTCATAAAAGCAACAGCAGTTTTCCCTCTTTGACCATTAGAAACTTTGAAGTCAATAACAGTACAACGACTATGTAAAGCTGGTATGATTTTGTTCTTATAGTTACAAGTAAATATAAATCTACAGTTATTATAAAAACTTTCTATGAAATTTCTTAAAGCAGGCTGTACCGATTCGGCATTCATATAATCTGCCTCGTCAATTATGACTACTTTATGTTTTGATTCTGTATTGAAAGATACAGTTGTTGCAAAGTTTTTAATCTTATGTCTTAACGTATCTATTTGACGGCCTTCATCTGATCCATTGATTACAATATAATCAAGGTTTAATTCTTCACATAAAGCACGAGCAACAGTTGTCTTACCAGTACCGGCAGTACCAGTTAATAACATGTTTGGTAGTTCTTTTTTAGATAGAAATTCTAAAAAGGTATTCTTTGTATCTTCTGATAAGATACATTCATCTATTGTTTTGGGTCGGTATTGTTCTACCCACAAAAAATCTGTCATAGACCAACTCCTTAAAATTCAGAGTCAGGTTCTAATGCAATCCAATATTGGACGTTTTTTGCTCTACTAATGAAACTAGATATTTTTGCTTTTGATATTGCTACATCATAATCATCTGGTATCATCTTAAAGTTTTCTGATTTAAAGTAAGCGGTAAACTTAACATTTGATTTTCCGATTACAGAAGACACTACGTTAGAAGTCTTGTTTTTCTTATCAGTAGCTACTAATTTAATATCTTTACCATCGCCTATTACAGCAACATCTGGTAAATTTAAAGTTGTAACGCCTTTATGTAGTTCAGCCAAGTCATCATTTTTTAATTGAAATGAAACATGTTTATCTGGCATGTTAATCTTATTAGGTGTAAACACCGTAGATTTATCAGAGAAGAAATACTTAACTGATTTTCTTCCCTCTTTAGCTTCACTGATAGTCATTGAAGCACCACCATTAAACGTTAGTTCAGGACTTTTAAATAAATCCAATGATCTTAAAAATTGTGGTAGATCATAGATAGCAAATTCACTATCAAATTTTTCTTTTATTTCAGCCTCTGCTAAAATATTTCTCATATTGGAAATAGTTTGTATCTTATTTCCTGGCTTAATTAAAATGTTCTGATTTATATCAGAGAAATTTTTTAACAAAGCTATTGTGTTTGTGGACAAGTTCATTTTGTAATCACTCCTATTCATAATTTAACTTTTCTTTTTGGAGCGGATACTTGGTACTGCCCCAAGTTCTACAGGTTGGAAACCTATCATAATACTTTTATACGACATCCGCATTTTCTATACTATATCAATTTGTTCAAAATGTCAAGCCTCCAAATATTTCAAGACATTTTCTGGTGAAGATACTCCATAAGGATCCGATGGATCATTAAATTCTTTACCAGGTTCAACGAACATTTTTATTATATCACCATTGTGTACAATAGCTGCATATCTCCATGAACGGTAACCAAAACCAATGGCCTCTTTGGTAACTAACATATCTAAACTCTTTGTTAGTTCGCCATTGCCATCTGGTATCATTTTAATGTTTTTGATTTGTTCGTTGGTTTTCCATGCATTCATAACAAAAGAATCATTTACTGATATACAATAAATCTCATCTATGCCATGTTCTTTGAATTTCGTATACAGGTTGTCATAACCTGGAAGTTGTTGTGATGTACAAGTTGGTGTAAAAGCTCCTGGTAAACTGAATATAATTACTTTCTTATCTTTAAAGTAATAGTCAGTAGTTCTATCAACCCATTTACCATTGGAAAAATTACAAGCACCTGATTCGGATATATCACCTTCACGTGTTTTAAATTTTATATTCTTTATTTCCATAATATTATCTCACTTTAACATAAAATCAGGAGGAAGTCAATGCTCCCTCCCAATCCATTATTTATTTAACTTGTACTAATTTTGACCAATTGTCTTTACCAACTACTTGTGGAAAGAAACCAGCCGCTTTCATCCAATTGGTTTTACAACCTAATTGTTTTAATCTATTAATTCCTTCATTCCAATCCTCTAAAGTTCTTTTTCTTTTTTCACTTATTGGAGATTTGGGTGTAGGTCTTGATACATGAAATATAACTTGACAAGGGTTACCGGTCTCAAGGTACTTGGTTATCATTCTATGGTAAGTTCTATAAGCACCACCTTGTTTACAAATAAATGTATGTACACCATTGGTTTCCTTACCATCATAATTATATTTAATAGACGAATCATTTTTAGACCATCTTTTTGCTTTTGATGGATTCCATTCATAGACAGCATTGTTTATACTAGCTCTTTCTTCCACTTGTCTAATAATATTGTCTATAGATTCAAGTCTTCTATTAGGACAAATTTTATTTAAATGGTCTCTAATCTTATCACTATCTTTAGGAAAACCATGTCTATCTATTTTTACCATTATAGTTTTAACAATGTCTATTTCTTTATTGGTAACTTTTGGTAGACCTTCATTTTCCATGGTTCTTATATCTAATAATTCACTATCTGAACAATCAACTATATCAAACCACATTTCAAAATCATCACCATATAATTCTTCTAAAGCTATACATCTATTATAACCATATGCTAAAATATATGAATAGTCACTAGACTTATCTGGATTTTTATAAACACATGGTAGATATTCACTTGTATTCCAACCACTAGATAAAGAGTGTTTTAAACTCTCAATATCACTTTCGCTAGTACCATGCATACGAGCGGTGTTGCCTTCTTTATCATCAATATGAATTTTTGATAATTTTAATTTGGTTGGATTTTTTTTTACGTAAACTCCGACATTTGAAAAGTCGGGAATTGGACGCTCAAATTCTTTTTGAGCTATATTTTTTGTTTCTATTAACATTTTTTTCTCCTATTGGATTATGAGTTTTCAATCCCATAAGGATTAAACAACTCTTGTTTTTATTTATACATTATCTTACTTTAACATAAAATCGGGAGGAAGTCAATGCTCCCTCCCGATCTCTCAATTTACTTGATTTTTATAGTTCTAGGCTTCTTTGAGTCTGGAACAATCTTCTCTAAAGATACCTTTAAAAGACCATCTTTTAGTTCAGCACCCTTTACTTCGCAGTCTTCTGCTACAGTAAATGACTTACTAAAATATCTTTTAGCTATACCTTTGTGAAGTATACCATCATTGTCCTCAACCTCTTTAGTCTGCTCGTCTTTATTAGACTTGATTGTTAGAACATTGTCAGCATAGTCTACAGATACATCATTTTTAGAGTATCCTGCTAATGCTAATTCAATATCATAGGTAAACTTACCTGTTTTAACGATATTGTATGGTGGATAGTTTCCCATTCTCGTAAAATCTGTATCTAACATATGTTCAAAGTTGTCAAACATACTGTCAAACCCTACGGTTACTGGTCTTAAACTATTAAAGAATTGAATTGCTTTTGAATTGGTCATATTAACCTCCTATTGTTAAGCAAAGTTATTGTTATAGACAACCCTTAATGGCATTGTCATAGTTATTTATATAAGTATTAACTTTCAAATGTCAACCATCTATATAAAATAAATGGTAGTTTTTATATAAGGGCGAAACTACCAAAACGCTCCGCAGCTTTAGTTTGTTTTTTTAAGGTGGTGCGAAACTAAGCGCAAATGCTAAAACAATCCACCATATCCGAAGCTATAATAGCTTCTTTAACGCTGTCATAGGACTTACGAGCAGCCTTGACCATAATATATATATCACTTTTATAGCGTTAAATTCCATAAATTTCTTATAAAAATCTCTCTTGTAAACGTTTCTTCCTCTTCCAATTGGCAATTCCTTCTTTCTTTTTTCGTCTCTTTTTTTCAGAAGGTTTCTCATAATACATTCTTTCCTTATAATTTTTAAGGAAATTATCTTTTAAATTTTTTCTTTTTAAGACTCTTAAAGCCTGTTCTACATTACCATTTCTTACATCTACTTTTATCATAATTCTTTCTCTTGTTTAATCCTTAAACGGTGGCGCCCACTACAGCGCCACCAAGGATTACACTATAGCTTAAACATTATCCGAATCATCTGTTGTATCAGAATCTTCGTCTTCGTCCTCGCTAAGATCCGTTTGTTGTTCAGCTAAATCTTTTTGTCTATTCTGTTCCATAATGTCTTCAACACTAGCACCAGAATCTACTTTAGTATATAACTCTACAAACGAATTTTTTGTATCATCATCAAATCTATTAGTACACATTGTAATAGCTTTTACTTTATTATTAAATATCGCATAAGCTTGAGTAATGTGGACCAATCTTCTTGTTGAGATAATCTCGTCAACGCCACCATCAAAATAAGTTTTTCTGATAACATCAGCCCATGTAGTAAGCTTTTCTATAAAAGCTTTGTCTGATTTACCAGCTTGTTTTAATGTGTTAGTTAATATTTTTTTCTCAATAGCAACACTTGGATATTTCTGTTCAAATGTAACAGGAAATCTTTCCAAAAATGCCTCATTAAGAATGTTGGTTCCGATAAACTTACCGTCTTCACTACCTTGACCTTTAGTATTGGCAGTAGCGATAACATTAAACCCTAATTTAGGTCTAACAAACTTGTTTATCTTTTTAACATAAACTCCTGAACCTTCAAGTATTGGTTGTAGACACATAATCTTATTACTAGCAAGGTCAACCTCGTCTAATAATAACATAGCGCCTCTTTCCATCGCCTCAATAACAGGTCCGTTTTGCCATACAGTTTGACCATCTTTAAGTCTATAACCGCCTAACAAATCGTCCTCATCGGTTTCAATTGTTATGTTTACTCTAATCATTTCTTTCTTAGCCTCGGCACAAGATTGAATGACACCCATTGTTTTACCATTACCAGATAAACCAGTAATAAAAATAGGATAAAACCTATTAGATTTTACAATAGATTTTACATCTGCATAATTACCAAATGGAACAAATATTGGATCTTTTTTAGGGACAATGTCGCCTACTAAAGATGATACAATATAAGCGGCTTCAGATTTTGATTCAACCTCATTAGCCGTATCTTTTTTGATAACTGGTTCTGGAACAGAAACGTCCTCACCATCTACAGGTAATCTAAATAAAGATTTACCTAACTTGTAATCTTTATTTTTAATCAACCATTGTGGAGCATATTTACAACCAAACTTTTTGTTTGCTTGTTTTAACTGATCTACAGTTAACTCCTTTTTATTAAACATTGAATAAGCATGTTCAATAAATTGTGTTTGTTTAGTGTTTAGCATAGTGCTTTCCTTTCGTTTTATTAATATATCCTATCATAGTTCATTGTATAAAGCAAGCCTAAAAATTGTGTTATCCACATTGATTTTTACGCAACCTCCTCAATGAATTTATTTAATAGTGTTCTGGAAGTGATTCTTCCTTTCATACTTTTACTAAATAAATTTTTAATCTGACCTGGTTTTAAGCCTTCTTGGATTGTAGTAAGGTCAGTATTTTGTACGGCCATTGTTTTACCATTTAATAAAAAATACTTGTTATATCCTTTATGGTCTACAATAGCGCATTTTTCTTTAACAAATTTCTTTCTAATATCGGCAATAATTTTGTCTCTTAACATAAATGATTTAATGTCTCTAGTAAATCTGCCAACATCCCACCACTTAATAGTTTTTAAAACATAGAAACCAATTGTTTTTATATTATGTTCTTTTTGTATAAGAGTTAACATCAAAGAAGTCAAATCTGATCTACTATCCTCATTAACATATTGTTTTTTACCAATCTTAATAACTGTTTTAATTGGAATATATTTGTCTCTACCATTTTTATCAGTGACTCTTAATTCATCTTTATGTACTCTAATAAGTTTACCATCTTTGTCTTCTACAACTTTTGCGTCACCAGAATAGTTAGCACCACCATCAGTTAATGTAATGAAAGTCATTTTTTCAATATTATATTTTTTTCTGAATAATGGAACCAATTTTAAACAAGCAACTAAAGCTTCGTTAAGTGGTGTAGTACCTAAATTATATTGAGACGGCATATGAAATCTACTTCCTTCATATCTTTCCTCATTCCAAACACCTCTTCTTGAATAATGGCCATAACATAAACCCATATTGTAAATATACATTAAAGACTCTTCTAATTCTTTTTTCTTTAAATTATGATTTGCTAATTCAATTAGATTAAAGTTTTCTAAAAACATATTACCACTTTTAAATTTAAAACTTGCTTTACTAGGATCCCTATCTCTATGGATTAATCCTTGTTTTTCACAATACTCGGTAGTAAATGCATATACTTTAAAAGGTATGTTAACTTTTCTACAAAAGTAAACTAAATTAATTAATTGATCTATAGTTTTTTTAAGATCAGCACACATACTACCAGACCAATCTAACAACATCATCATACCATGGTTTTTTTCTGTAGGTAAGATAGTTAATCTTTTAAAAATGTCTTCACTAAATTTGTAATCTTTTAATTTAAGTGGATCAATTGTACCTGTTTTATCAGTAGTTGCTCTCTTATAAGCAGTAGCAGATTTTTTCATTTCAAATTCTTTAACTAGATAGTTAACAGTTTTCATATTATCACTACAATACTTTTTAAAATCATTTTTTAACCAATTTAAATATTGAGTTGTACTAGATGATACTTTATATTCACCTCTAATATATTCTCTCATTTCTTTTAAGAAAGTTTTAGTTGGAACAATAACTTTATTTAAATCAGGTTCAGGTAAAGTCACATAATTATATTCAACATCACTGTCAGTAATTCTTTTAGTATTTTCTTGGTATTTTTTATCAGTAATTGCTATAAATTTTCTTGAATCTAAACCTTTACTTTCTTGATCTTCTGTTTTACCATCACCACCCTCAACTGATTTTTGATTTTCAGCATTGTCAACTTGTACATCATCTTTACTAGCTTCACCATTGCTTTCTTTTTTTTCTTCAGGTTTTTCTTCTTGTTTACTATTACCATCTTCATCATCGCTAGGTGTTTCTGCTTTAGTTTCTTCAGGACCTTTATGATCGTCTTTTATTACATACAGTTTATCTAAATTACTACCTGAAAAATTTGGATCCTTTTTATTTTTTTCAGTTTGTTTTTTCTGCCAATTTAACATTTCTTTAGCTAACTTAACAACATCTGAAAAAGTTTTTATTGCATTAACTTTTTTAATCCAAATGTTTTCAAGAGTTGTAAAATGTATTGGTAATCTTTTTGAAGACTTATAGAACATATTAATTTTATCAATTAAATGTAAGTCTTTATTTAAATCTTTATCTCTAACACCAAAGAAATTAGCCTTATTAAGAATATCAAAACCATTAAGATAGTTTTTTCTAACACCAGGATATTTCTTTTGAATTTTTAAATCTATTCTTTTATCTTCTAAAACATTAACATAAGCACGTAGCTCATCATCTTCAATTTTTGCCCATGCTTTATAAGGAGTAAATAGAGCATGACTGCATTCATGGGCGATTAACATGTCATACACATCGGGAGATTTTGTTTTAAAAATTGGTAATGTAAGTACTCTATTCTTTACATCAAAAGAAGCTGTTCTAACATTGTTATGTTGAATGCTTATATTTTCGGTTGCTAATAATTTTGCTAGTTGTGATTTTTGATCTAATGAAAGTTTTGTAGTGGTTTTCTTTTTCATAATATACTCTTATCCTAAAGGAAAATGAAACGAAAAGCAACCATTATTTTTGACGGTTTTACTTGCTTTTTGAAATTAATTTTTAGAACATTACCAGAACAGTGGATAACTCTTGCTGATTCTCTATCTTCCTACTTGATTTAAGTACTTTCCTTTACACTCTTCCCAATTTAAGTATATCAAATCATCATAAAAATGTGATTCTTTAGAATATCTATTTGTTTGTTTTAAACTCTTTATTCTTTTAGAGGCATGTTTTTCTTTCCACACTTTAACTAATGCTTCGGTAGACGAATCGAATCGTTTCTTTAAACCATCATCTTTTACTTCGCCTCTTAAATACTCATATGTATTCTCATATAATCTTGCAAAGTATATACCTCTAGCATGATCTGTTTTTATATATTCTTTAGGTATACCAAGTCTTGAATAAGTAAACATATATGACCTATTTTTGTGATCTCTTTTTAATGGTTGGCCATTGGCTCTTGTTGCCACATACCATTCAAAGTATTTTTTAGTATGATTTTTCTTTAACCATTGTTTAATTAAATTTTTAGTTTCTAATTGTGGTTCATATGAAACGGAACCCATAGTGAAACCCATACGTTTCCAATATTTTAAACCATCATATTGACTTAAAGTATTCGCTTTTGCCTTACCATATAAAGATGTTGTGGTAACACCAACTAACTTATCGCCATACTTTTCTTGCCATATTCTTTGTACATCATCTGATAAACATAGATATGCTAATAATTTACCACCAGTAAAACTATAACCTAAAGGTTGTGTTGGTACAATAGAGGAACCAATAGCAGTATGATTAATCATACCACCAAATGTTTTACTATGTCTATCCCAACCAATAGCACTATCTCTTGGAGTTAAATCCATAAAGTCACCAGATATACAAATAACACCTAGATGTTTACCTGATCTGTTATCATTTACATTAAAGAATAGTTGTCTACCAATATTACTATTGTTTTTCATAGTAGACAAAAACGTTCTTAATGTATTCCAGTTTTCTGATAGTTGTTGAGTTCTTACTGCTTTACCGTTAAATCTTTTTGTAGTATCGTCTGTATATTCTAATACAGGTTCTAATTTATCATAGTCTTCAGGTGATTCTGGAATCCAGATATTCTTTCTAACTGATTCTATTTGTTGTTTTTGTGTAGGGTTTTCTAGTAATTTTTCT